GGATAGAATGTTGTCTTCCCATTTTCGTTGCATACCTTTAACCCCTGCGTCTGCACGGTGGGCAATAAAGAAGACACGGTCTCTTCTGTGCGGCGCTCCGACGGCACAAGCCGGAATAACAACCGGTTGGACGAAATATCCTTCACGTTCAAGGTCGTTACACACTGTTTCGACAACGTATTCCTGCCGATGCAATATTCTTTTTCGGTCAACCTCTCCGAACAGAGATTCTTCACGTCCCAACGCAGTTTCACTGCCGGGTTGTACCATTGAGAGGATTCCAGCAACGTTTTCACCAACAACCCAATCGGGCTGAATCTCCCGTATCGCTCGTAGCATTTCCGGCCAGAGGTAGCGGTCATCTTCCGCTCCCTTTCGCTGTCCGGCGCAAGAAAAAGGCTGGCAGGGAAAACCTCCGGTGAGGACATTGTTTTTTCCACGCCACTCTGTAAAATTTGTTTTCGTGATGTCTTCATAACTTTTGCTGTTTGGAAACCAATAATCAAGTATTTTTCTCCCGAACGGGTTTATTTCACAATGGAACATATTTTTCCAGCCCATTTCCTCGGCAGCTATTTCCGGACCACCGATGCCGCTGAACAAACTACCATGGGTAAACTTATTCTTTTCCATGATTACGGATTTTTTGTTTTTGCTACTTTAGTTGGTTCATAGTACTTGCATTTGTCTGTTCCCGGATTGTATGCTGGCCATACCCATTGCAAACGTGTATCGGGTGGATCGGGCAAATAGCGTTTACAACTCTTGCGGATTGAGCAGGTAACGCCCGAACAATAACTATAATCTGTATTCATCGTCATAATGTTTTTAATTAGTTTACTGTTTTCTGAATGACTGCTCATTGCCGAAATTGATGATTAGCATCATTTCACGGAAACGGTCTGCAATTCGTTCGTCGTAATATTCTGCAATTTCTTTTGCCGTAAGATTGGATGAGACCAGCGTACAGAACTGCTCTTCATAGCGAAAAGACAGCATATCCATGGCGGCGGTTACGTAATCGCCATAATGAATGCTTTCTTTCGGTTCGGAGCCGAGTTCGTCGATTGCGAGTATTTCGATTTGGCGCAGCCTTTTGTAGCGTGCCACATCGGAGGTGTTGTCGCGTGTGGGATTGTTATACGCTTTAGCCAGCAAGACGAGTTCTTTAGCCGATACCATCATGTAGCCGCGTATCGGATATGCATCCGCATTGCTGTTATACCCCTCATCAGAGCGCAAGTAGTTTATAAGGTTTTGCAATGCACGCAGAATGGTGGTTTTCCCATTTCCGGCATCGCCGCAAAGGAACAATCCGAAAGTGGAGGCTTCCGATGTAATCCAATTGGAAATGTCCCAAAGGTGCTTTTTGTATTGTTCGGTGGCATTAAATTCCCTATGCCTATGAGCAACTTCCACCCGGCACGCTTCATATAGCATAGCGTAAACTTGCTTGGCGGTATATGGCAATCTAAAACGAGTTACCATATGTTTTCTCTTCATCAGATTTGAGAAGATTACCTCTGCGTTGATTTCTGCTTTCGGGTCTAACTTTATCATCTTTTCTTTTATTTTTATCATTTACAATTCTCAACCATGCGTTGAAGTGCTGTTTGGCATCCTGTAAGGAAGAATGCCGGTCTTTCCCGTCTGCCAGGCATTGCACCCGGAAGTCGTCAAGACTGCTGCGCAAAGAGGAAATATTCGTTGCATGAAGCACTTGTAATTGGTCAAGCCAACACTCGTCTTTTTTCAGTTCGGCAATTTCTTCATCGATAGTCATGGAGTAAGGCTCGTATTGCAGTTCGTTTTGCACTGTTGTACTACCTTGTATCGTTTGTGGATTGTCATTCTTTCGTGGCAGTTTTTCAGTTTGTTTGGGCTTTCTTTTCTCGATTAGGTTATAATCCCCAATATAGCAAACACGACGGCACTGTACGCATATACGACTATACCTTTCCTGAATACCTTTAGAAGTCAATACTTTTTCAGCGTCAAACAATTCTTTTGAAAACAACCCCAGTGTCAGGCAGGTTTTGATTACTTCTGATATATATGCCTCCTCAAATCCCGTAAGCTCCGAGCAAATGAAAGGCAACTCTTTATCCCACTTCATATAATACCCACTCTTGTAGATATTGCAGAGCAGCAGAGCATATACCGTTATAGCTTTTCCACCTTGATACTTGATTAGTTTTCTTATTTTAAGGTCGTTAAATATATCTATATCCAGAGGGAAATAGTCAAGACCTTTTTTAAAAGTTCGTGCCATATCTGACTTTTTTAAAATTCATTTCTCAAATAATCATCCACTTCACGAATGAAATCATCTAGCGAAAAGCACAGAACATATTTGTATTCTCCGTTTTCACATATTATCTTTTGCCATTCTTTTTGTGATGGAGATTGATAGCCGCCTTTCTTTTTCATTTCAATGAGCAGCGCACCATAATCACGATTGCTTTTCAACAGAATCAAATCGGATACACCGGCTGTTACGCCCTCAGCTTTCAATTTGCCACCTGTAACAGTATCACGTCTTCCTCCGTTCGGCACAGCAAACAACCGGCCTTTTAACTTCGGATACTTCAAATTGAACCACTTTACGCAAGAGCATTGTATGCGATGTTCCTCATCGTCATATTTTTGCTTCTTTTTTCGTTTCCTTTCCATTTGAAGCATTTCCTCAAGTGTCATTGTCGCTTTGCTTTTCGGGTGTAACAATGGTGTCTTTTCCGGTCTTGTCTACTACAACTTTTTTCCCACCAACGGTTATCGTTGTCCTGCAACCTTCGGGGAGAGATTGTATGAAATTTCGTACAACAGGCGAATTGGCATTTTCACTGATGGTATCCGTAATGGACTCATCTGCGGCATATGGATAGACGTCCATAATGGCAGTTTCCGCTACCGATGCAATTTGGTAGTCGGCCATTGTGCCTTTCATACCCTCATCCAGTTTATTTACTGCATCACGCAAGTCGGCTGCTTG